ATCGCCCTAGCTTTAGATGTGCCCCAAGAGAAGATTCAGATAATAAAGTTGCTCAAGTTATGAGTAATTTATTGGCATACATGTATGACGTATCAGATGGAAGGTCTGTTGTTAGACAAGCAGTAGATGACTACTATGTGATGGGCATTGGGTTTATTCACGTATATCAAGACCCTATGATGGATATGGGAAAAGGTGAGGTTTGTTTCCATGACATAGACCCTTTAGATGTTTATGTAGACCCTAATGCTAGAAGTAGGTACTTTGACGATGCTGAGAATATAATTATATCAAGGTTATTTACAAAAGACCAAGCTAAAAAGCTGTGGCCTATGTATGAAGAGAAGATTGAAAATGCTGGAGCTGGTAATTGGAGTAATGATTGGAATGCTCCTGCAACTCAAAGAGAAGACGACGGAGAAGTCACTTTTCCAGAAGATGTTGGCAGACTAGACAATCAGGATTACATAAGAGGCTATGAAAGATATTATAAAGTAGATGTTACAGAATATCGGATTTTTGAAAAATTTAGTGGTACTGAAGATTTGTTAGATGAGAAAGCTTATGCAGAGTATGTTAAGAAACCTGCATTTATTTTAGAAGGCCAGCTTATAACAGACCCTCAAAAGGCTAAAATGTTACATCAGCAATTAATTGACCAAGCTATGCAGAATTATACTAAAGAGATTGGAGAAATGGAAGAGGCTGGAATGGACATGGAAGCAATAGAGTCTGTAAAGCCTAAAGAAATTCAATTTAAAGAAATAACCTTTCAAGACTTAATAATGCAAAAACAAATACAAGTTGTAAGGATTACTAGTAAAAAGGTCAAACAATGTGTAATTATAGGCGATACAAAATTATATTCAAGGATTTTACCTTTAGATAAATATCCTATAGTGCCTATTATGAATATACATACTAGAACTCCTTACCCTGTTTCTGATGTTAGAATGGTAAAAGGATTACAAGAGTATATAAATAAAACACGCTCTTTGATAATAGCTCATGCTACTACAAGTACAAACACTAAAATACTTGTTCCTGAAGGTAGTGTTGATATGAAAGATTTTGAAGAAAGATGGGCTCAACCTGGAGTAGCTATTCCTTACGACCCGACAGATGGAGCGCCTATGCCTGTTCAGCCAACTCCTCTTTCAAATGAATTATATCAAAATGAAACTACTGCAAAAGCAGATATTGACCATGCTTTAGGATTATATGAAATGATGATGGGAAATAGTCAAGCTGCTCCTCAAACATATAAAGCTACTATAAGTATTGATGAATTTGGACAAAGGAAGATGAAGTCAAAGCTTGCTGATGTAGAGGCAGCTTTAACTAGAATCGGTCAATTGGCTATACCTTTAATGCAACAGTTATATACTAGTGAAAAGATATTTAGAGTGATACAACCTAACAACTCTTTAAGTAAATATGTTATTAATAAAAAATTAGTAGATGATAAAACTAAAGAAATAAAGGTTATCAATAATATTACTATAGGCAAATATGATGTTATAGTTGTAGCAGGTTCTACGTTACCAAGTAATAGATATGCAGAGTTAGAGTTTTATATGGATGCATTTAGCAAAGGATTGATAGATAGACAAGAAGTTCTAAAGAAAACAGAAGTATTTGATATGGAAGGCGTTTTACAAAGAACTGATACTATAGAAAAATTACAATCGCAATTAAAAGGAGCTCAAGAACAAATTAAGAAGCTCAAAGGCGATATGCAATCTAGAGATAGAGAAGCAGTTAATTTAAGAAAAAGAATTGAAGTTGAGAAGTTTAAAGGAGAACTTGATGGTGTTGGTAATAAAGCCAAAGCAGCAGGGACTATATATGAAAAACGTCTTGACGATAGTTTAGCTACCATAAAGCAGCAAATAAGAGATGCTGCAAAACAAGTCGGCTCACCCTCTAAAGGTGGCAAAGAGGCAGCCAAAAGGAGAAAGAAATAATGTCAGAAGAAAATATACAAACGGACACCCCTCAGCAGAATACTAATGAACAGCAATACCAAAGTTTGGAAGAGGCTGTATTTGGTACAGAGGGCTCTGAAGCGAATATTTCAGAGGCTTTTACGACTGGTGAAGAAAGTGCACCTACAGCTCCACAAGGACAACCTGTAGAAAACACTCAAGAAGGTCAAGCGGAAGAAACAGTTAGCAATGATACAAAGAGGTATCAATATTGGCAATCTCAAGCTGATAAACTACAAAATGAATTAACTGAAGTTAAAAAACAGCAGAATCAACAAGTAGTGCAACAGCAACAAGTGCAACAAGAACCTCAACAAACAGAGCAACAGTCTTTTCCACCACCTCCTCCTAAACCAGAAAGACCTAGAAGTTTTAATAGAGAAGAAGGTTATAATGACCCCTCTAGTGAAAGTGCTAGGTATTTAGATGATGTAGAGAGTTGGCGAGATGATATGAATGAATATAATAGCTTAAAGTCTGAATATAGCGCAGCAATAGTTCAAGAAAAATTCCAAAATATGGAAAATGAAAGAGTTCAAGCTGCACAAAGATTTCAAGCTGAGCAGCAAAAAACAGCAAAAATCAATCAAGTAAAGGAACATGTAATGGGACATTACGGGATGGATAATGCTCAAGCTGATGATTTCATGACAAAGATGTCAAATCCTAAATCATTAACAATCGACAATCTTGTTAGATTGTACAGATTGCAAAGTAATCAAACTCAAGGGCAACAAGCAGAAGCGCCAAGTGATTCTTTCACTCAAACGCAAAATGCTCAACAAATACCTTCCCCTATGGGAGTTATGCCTGGAGAGTCTAGTAATGATGCAAGAAGTGCAGAAGATAAGATTATGGATACAATGATAGGGAATTTTAACAGTAAAAACCCTTGGAAGTAATTTAATCGCCCTACCCGAAGGTCTACCAAGACAGCTGAGGACGGGCTAAATAAGGATGGAACAAAATGGGAACATTTTATTCAGGTCAAGCTGGTAACGATGTCGCCTCTAGTGTTGATATTAACGATACTAGACGTAAGTTTAACTTTGGCGAAAGAGTTGCAGAGCTTGCACCAGTACAAAGTCCATTCTTCGTATATTTATCGAAGGTGGCAAAAAAAGCTACTAATGACCCTGTGTTCAAGTTTCTTGAGCAAAGACATCAGTGGCAAAGACGTAACTTCGAAGTTCATTCAACTGGAGCTGATGTATTAGCAGATGCTTCTCAAATAACAGCTAATGGTAGTAATACTTTAGCTGCAGGAGAAGATTTGCTTTTAACTTGCAATTATGACGAATATGGCAAGATAAGCAGCGGTTCGAATTGTAACTTCGTAATACCTGGAACAGTATTAGCGCTTAAAGCTGATGATGGTAATGTTTACAGATTTAAAGTAGCAGAAGACGCAGTGCAATTAGCAAGCGGAACTGGTACTTATTCTGCAACATCACCTGCTCAAGGTGAAATTTATCATGAAACAGATACTGGTATCACTACTGTATCTGCTGAAGCTTTAATCTGTATAGATACAGTGCCTGTTGACACAGCTATTTCAGCTGGTAACAAAGGTCAAGTACTTGGCAGTGCATGGGCTGAAGGAACAGATAGTCCTGTTGGTTGGGAAGATAAGTTATATGACAGAGAAGGATACTGTCAAATCTTCAAAACTGGTATGAATATCTTTTCTGGAACAGCTTTAGCTACTGAATACAGAGGTATTGCTAATGAGTTTCAAAGAATATGGCAAGATAAGTTAATGGAACATAAAATGGATATTGAGCATGCAATGTTATTTGGTGCTGGTTCTACGTATAATGACCAGTCAACAAGTGCTCCTTTAAGAACAAGTTGGGGTATTTTACCTTATACTGAATCTTTTGGAAAAATCTATAATATGTCTTATAGCTCATCTGGTTATGATGCGTTTTTAGATGCGATGGAAGATTTCTTCGCTCCTGAATCTGGTAATAGTGGTAATAAGCTTGTCTTGGCTTCAAGAAAAGTAATTACATACTTAAACAAATTAGGTAGTGGAAGTTTCTTAAATAATTCTGTAGGTTCTTCTCAGTATAGACTAGATGTAAATAATGTACCTGGTGCTTTTGGGCATACAGTAACAATGGTAAATACCATATTTGGTAACTTGCACTTTGTTGCAGAGCCTTTATTAAGAGGACCTTGGGAAGATTATTGCATTGCAGTAGATATGAAGAATGTAGCTTATAGACCACTTGTGGGTAATGGTGTTAGTCGAGACACCTTCATTGAAACTAATGTACAAGACAACGGCGTTGATGGTAGACAAGACCAAATCATCACTGAAGCTGGATTGGAAATTAGTGTACCTGAAACTCATGCAATTCTTAAGTTTTCTTAAGGTAGGAGGATATTATGGGATGGACTAAAACGACTAAGGGTAATTCTATGCTACTTACAGAAACTGTTACTATTGCGGATTCAGGTGGTGCAAATGCAACTTATATTCCAACTTCAGTAATTCCTAACGATTTACTTGACTGGGAAGATAAGAAGTTTGCTGTGACTTTAAAGGTAACAGAAACTTCTAATACTGATGGTGATGTTGATGCATATGTGCAAACTTCTGCCAATGGATTAACAACAGGAGATGTTGTGACTCCAGGCAGTGGTGCTCACCCAAATTGGATAAATTCAGTAACTCTAAACTACACTATAGATACATCTGCTGCAAGCGTTGCTTCGTTAGAAGCTGATTGCACAGATATTTATGGTCCTTTTATGCGAATCTGGTTATTTACAGATGGTGCAGATATTGAGGATGGTTGTTCTATTGAAGTATCAATAGCAGGAGTTGTTGGAACTGAGCAATCAGGGATGGAACAATCTGATATTGGTGGTATAGGTGCTGACCCATCTTAATAAGTGGTTAGTTTAATTAATCGTAGATGGGGAGTTTCGGCTCCCCTCTACACAACATGGAGATTTAAATGAGTGATTTAACAATAACAGAAGGAGGAGTTGCCGTAGCTAAAAAAAGTGCTGGGGAATTTCTTACTGCTGATAAAAAGTTGAATCAGATGAGAGCTAAAACTTTTAATGTTACAGCTACTTTAACTGGAGATGGTACCGTTGGAGATGTGATGTTTGTCGCTACTAAAATAGAAAATGCAGTTGCTGTAAAAGGCGGCGCATGTATGCTTCAAAGCGTTTCATGTGTATTGACAGATAATGCAACAGATGCTTCTGGAACAGGTTCTAATACATTAGGAAGTTTTAAACTAGTATTTACATCCAATAGTCAAGTATTAGGGGCTGTAAGTAATCCATTGGCCTC